AGATTCCGCTTAAACCTACGGTATTTACCCCTGTCCACTTAACGTAAAAATTAGAAGTACCTGTTCCCGTTACAGGGTTTGTTAAAGCGTTTTGCTTTCCGTTGAAAGTATTCCAATCGGTACTTGATAAATAACCATTAGTTGAAGTTGTCGCCTGAGTTATAGATATTGCAGGTGTTGTTCCGCCACTTGAAACAATTGGAGAAGTTCCTGTTACAGAAGTAATATAAGTTCCTGCGGCTTGATATTGTGGTATATTTAAAGTATTACCAACTAATGTAGCTGCACCTGAAGTTCCTGTTGTTGTTAAAGTAATTGTTCCTTGTTTGTTATTAAATGTATTCCAATCGGTTGAACTTAAATATCCATTAGTTGTGGAATTAGCTTGGCTAATAGATAATACATTTGAAGTAATACTTAATGGACTTGATGCACTTGTTATTCTTAATGAATAAGCAGTGTCCCAATTTGTTTGACTTGCCGTTGTAGGTAAAGCATATCCTGTTGCAAAAGATAAAGCTAAAGTTCCGCTTGAAGTAATTGGACTTCCACTTACACTAAATCCTGTTGGTGCTGATAAAGCAACACTTGTAACTGTTCCGTTTGTCAATTGACTTGTTAAAGCCAAAGTACCTGTTGCACCTGGTAATGTATAAGTATAAGTTCCATTGGTAATTGTTGAACCTAAAGTTAATTGTCCGCTAATTCTAGCCGTTCCATTTACATCTAATAAAAATGTTGGAGTAGTTGTATTTAATCCAAAATATCCGTTAGAAGCTAATATTCTTGCTCTTTCAGTATCAGCAGTACCAAAAATTAAATTACCACCATTTCTAGTTCCTATTGCAAAATTTGTTGCATAGTTACTAAAAAATAAGGCTAATCCTGCTCTTGAAATACCAAAATCACTTCCTGTCGTAGCCGTTGAATATTGTCTAAAATAAGAAGTAGCCGTTGAACTATCATTCCTTACTGCTATTTCTGAATAATCAGTAGTGCTATTAGTTTGTAATAATATTGTTGCCGCAGCACTTGCATTGTAAACGTGCAACTGTGCTAAAGCTGAACTTGGATTGCCTACTGATAAATTAGTTCCGTCAAACTTTAAGTTATTAGAACCAGCGTGAGTTGTTGTTCCATTCCAATAAGAAACTTGTCCACTTACTCCTGTTCCTGTTATTGGGTTAGTTAAAGCATTTTGTTTACCATTAAATGTATTCCAATCAGTAGAACTTAAATATCCATCAGTTGAGGTTGTAGATTGTGTTATACTAAATATTCTGTCCGAACTTAAATTACCACCTCCTTGTAATGGTGAAGTAGTTGAAATACTTCTAGTAGTTGGAACTGCTCCTAAATTAGTTAAAGCACCTCCTGCAGTTGTTGCACCCGTTCCACCTTGAGATATTTGTATAGTTCCTACAATATTCGCAGCCGTTGAAAAAGCATTGGATTGATTAATATAAATAGTCCCGTTAGGAGTATTTGAATAAGAAACAACTCCAACCCTTACCGCATATCCCGTTGGTGGCAAAGTATTCATTAATTGACCCGCAGAATAGGGACTTAAATAAAGTACATCTCCAACTGTAAAAGAACCCGTATTTGCTCCCGTTAATAAACCGCTTAAAGTTATATATCCATCAGTTCCGTTTGGAATAGCTTGATTTGCCAATCCTATCACGTTAGCCGTTGTTAAAGTATCAGCTTTTGCCAAAGCAACATTAGGATAAGAATAACCACTTGAAGTTGAAGTAACATAAACAGGCGCACCTTTTGCAATCGTAGCTCCTGTATTATTGTGTACTTTTAATTGAACTTCTTGTCCTATATGTAAAATATTACCTGAAATATCATTGTAATATGCTAAAGCCTTTTGTGTTGAATCGTACCATAAAGCACCCTCCGAATAAGTAGGAGCAGAGATAGAATTAAATTGCTCATTATTTAAAGTTAATTTATGCGTTCCTAAATCTACATCGTTTGTCGCTCCTGTGTATGGCACATATCCTGTCAAAGCAGGAAAAGTAATTAATGAACCATCACCTGCTACATATTGAGAAGATGTTCCCGCAAAGCCTATGTTAATTGTCCCACTTGTTGTAATTGGAGAACCTGTTATATTTAAAGCTGCACTTGATTCAGTAACCGCAACCGAAGTAACCGTTCCAACCGCTCCACTTGACCTATCCCAATTTGTGCCATCATAAACTACATAATCACCAACTGCAAAAGTTATTGGACCTGCTCCAAAGTTTACCGTTCCTGCTGCATTACATAAATAAACATCTCCCGTATTTCCTGTTCCATTTGCCAATGTTGGAGTATTTGTTGCAGCACTCCAAACACCTTTAAACTCCATCACCGAATTAGGTAATTGAGAAACTAATATTTTACCATTAGAATCTAATTGAGGAATACCATTAGCCGTATTAATAGGAAGCGAATTTAAAACTCCACTTGTTCCTGTTATTACACCTTCTAAACTCCTTACTTTTGCTCCGCCTGTTATTTGTAATTGATTACTCATCTTAATTATTTTTATTGGAATAAACCACGAACAAATTCATCACTTTCTAATGCTCTAGGGAATGTTAAAACTCCTGTTGTTGAGTTCCAAGCCACTTGTTCGCCAGTTGCTCCACTTGCTACAATATCCCTAACATCTACTCCACCACGAGAAACATAAAGACAAGTTTTGCCTATCATATCTGACCAAATTATTGAAGTTTCTGAACCCGAAGCAGTATATTGCTTATCCGTTACTACTCCACCTGCAACAATCACCGTTCCGCTAGGATTAACAGTTGTTCCTGTTGTTCCATAAGGACCTGTCCCTTGTAAACTAACAGAATAAGTCGCAACATCTTTCCAAGGACCATTTATTTGTAAACTTGTTAAATTACAATATCCTGAAATTATAACTAATCCTAAAGCAGCATTATCAATTACAAATTTTATTTGTATTACTGTTCTATTTTGTTGTTGTTGTAAAAGAAATAAATAACCATAATTATCTAATGTTACTAAACCATCACAAGATATTGTCCAAGAAGCTATGTCATTTTTAAATTCTTTATACCAAGCAGAAGTTTGACTTGTTACATCTTTTTGACCTACTTGTACGCTAAAATTACAACTTGTAGAACAAGCAAAAGGAATATCCAAATTTGTGATTGGATTATGATAATAAAGCATTATGTTTTTGCCTGTTACTATGTTACTCATATCGCAAAATTATTGATTATAAGTTAAAGTGTATTTTAAAGTTGCTGAAATATCTTGTCCATTTATTTGTAATAAAGTGCAAGAAGTTTCATCATTAGTATAATTTATTGTTGAATTACCAAACATATAAAAATTATTTGATACATTTATTTGATTTGGGTCAGTATCGTCAGCTTTAATAACTTTTGAAGCATTCAAAAGACCATTATTAGTTGAAAAACTTGATAATGCACCATCTATATTAATAATATTTTTACCAAAAATATTAATATATTGTTGAGTTATTAAACTTAAAAGATTATTATATGTAGTAGTTTTACCATAAGAATACCATCCATCATAAGCATTGTAACCTGATGTTAATAAAATTCCATATTCTGAAGGAAAACTTGATGCATTTGTGTAAGAACCAAAAGGAATTTCTATTGTATTTACATATTGTTTATTATCTACTATTGTAGCTGAATAAGAAATTGTATTTAAAGAAGGTGTTAATGTCATAAAAAATGCTCCTACTTGAACATTTTGACAATTTCCTTCAGATAATTTAAAACTAAAAAATACATCTCCACTTGCAGGAGCAGGAGTTGTTTCAAAACTTACATCATTTCTTTGACTTATTGAACTAGCATCTCCAAATGCAGGAACTAAATAAGAACCTAAAGTAATATAATCAGGAGGAGTTGTTGAATATGCCCAACCTAAAGCACCATTATAATAATAATACCCTAAACCGCTTTGAATATAAACTAAAGCACTACCCCTAGGAAGCGTTACATCTTGGCTAAAATATGTCCAACTAAACTTTAAAATATCTCCTCCATTTACTTTTGGATAACTAATTGAATTTATATAAACATAAGAACCTGCCGTATTTCTTTTGAAAAGTTTAAATATATCAGAAGCATCGTTAGGATTAGCCAATATTTGCCAGGTTGAACCTGTTGTACTACCTGCTTCCCAAAATGGCGGTAATGAGCCTGAAAGTGGTCTTAAATTGCCATTTGAAAGATAATCTACTGCACCTTTAACAGTAACAATAGATTCAATTTTATTAAAACCTTTTCTTATTATTTTACTTTGATTACCTCCTATAAAATAAAGACCGCTAGTATTACCTGTAAATCCTTGAATTGTGCTTAAACTATTAAAAGTTCCACTCGTTACAACTGTTCCATTATGGTCATATTCAGTAAAATAAATATTTGTATTTGCAAAATCATTAATATTAACAATATACCATTTGCCATTTGCTATAAAAAATCTACATCCAAAAGATTTTAAAATATTAGTTAATACTTCCCAACAACTTGAATATTGATTTAAAGCAGTTAAAAAAGTTCTAACAGGTAAATAAGTTTGTGCAAAAGGTTCACTATAAGGATGGTCTGCCCTAGTTTGCATTCCAGCAGCATAAATAGAACAAGCCGTTACTATATTAGGAGTAATCGGAAAGTTTAATGTATTTAAAGATGTATAAATATAATATAATAATGTTTTTAAGCTATTAATATTAGTTGAAGCATCAACTGGAAATGGAATATTATTTAATAAACCAATACCATCTACCGCATTAAAACTAAGTTCTTTTCTTCCTGTATTAAATGATAATTGAACAGTATCACTTAATGCAAATCCAAAAAATTGTAAATCAGTATCTAAATAAAGTTTAGCAAAATATTTTCTATCATCTAATGTTGTAAAATTTGGCATATTAGCCAAATTATCAGTAATATCTAAAACAACATTAATTTGACTTGCATAAACAACTTCCATTGGGTTATCAGATGAAGGAAGATATTGATAATCTAAACTAATACCTTGATATTCAATTATACTACCTGTATAACCATCTTCTTGTAAATATAAATAAGCCGTCTTGCCACTTTTAGTAGCAAAGGTAGCTTTGTATTTATCTGCGTATGCCATTATGAACCTCGTCTTAAATTAAGTGAATAATTACTTCTTTGCAAAGCTAAGACTAAATCATTGCCTTTTAAAACAAATTGTCCATTTCTTGAACCTCCGCCACCACTTTCTCCACTCATTGCTCCAGCACTAAAAGTATTATTCATCATTTTACCTAATTTATTTAATGGCATAATTGCTTCACTTTGACCTCCTTCTCCTGCCATCATTAAAGTAGGTTGTGAAACAACACCACCATCTGCAAATCCAAATACTTTACCTATTGCACCACCAATACTTCCTAATCCACCTGATTCAACTCCACCCATTCCAAATGCAGACATAATAGTTTGAAATATTAATGCTTGAACAACTGCTGCCGCTAATTGTTCTACTAATTTTGCTATCATATCTCCCAATGCTTGTAAAGGATTTTCTCCTTTTTGCATAGCTGCATACATTGTCATTAATCCATTTGTTACTTCTTTAGAAGTTGTTTCTGCAAATTTTTTATATTCAGCTTCTCTTTTCTTTATAGTATCATTTCTTTCTTCAATATTAACTAATTTTAATTGCTTTTCTAATTCCTCATAAGCAACTGCATATTGTTTAATTACCTTAGGGTCAACTGCTTGATTTTTATTAGTCATTGTTTGAGCCATTGCTTTTTCAATAGCTAAACGTTTTGCATCATAATTTTTTCCTGCTTCTTTTAATTCTTCTTGTAAAGAATCTTTAATAATTCTTAATCTATCTTTAGCAGAATCCATTTCCATTTTTGCCCACCATTCTTTCTCTTGTTTTTCTTTTTTCTCAAAATCAGAAGTATTTTTTTCGGCAATTTTCATTATTTCCAAACCAAGATTTTTTTGATTTAGTTCTAATCCAATTCTTGCTTGTTCTTGAATATTTTTTATTTGATTTGCACTTGCTTTATTTATTCTAGCTTTTTCTAAAGCAATTCTTTCTTCTTCTTTTACTATTAAATCCCCATAATCTTTAAAAGCATAAATATCATCCTTGTATAATTGTTGTTCTTTTTTTAATGTTTCTAATGTGGAAGTATCAACGCTTTCTTTTTTTGTAGGACCTGCTTTTGTTCCTTTATCATTAATAATTTTATAATCACTTTGTTTAAATTGTTCTTTAGTTAAAGCTGCATATTTTTGAGTTAAAGTTTCAATAGTATCGCTTGTGGCTTTAATTTCTTTTTGATTATTTTTTTGTGCTTCAGGAATTAATGATACTGCTGCATTATGTGCTGCTATTGTAGGATTAAGACTTGTAAATGTTCCTTTCCAAGCTGCAAATGCCTTATCTAATGTACTAACATTATTAATTTGTTCACCAACACTTGCGGTTTGTAATCTAATTTTTTTAGCATATTCTTCTCCAATAACTTTTGCGTATGCTTCGGCTTCTGCTTTTCTTTTATAAGCATTTGCCATATCATTAATGATGTTAATTAATTTAGCACCATCATTAATATCAGTTTTTTGTAATTCAATATTTCCTTTATGTTCTTCTTTTAATTGTCTTAATGCCTCCCTTCTTGCATCCGTTGAAATAGTAACATCAGATATTACTTTTATTAATGCTTCGTCGTGAGTTATTGTGGTTCCAACTGTTTTAAGATTTGATTCAAAAGCATCTCGCATACTTTCAGTTGCTTTCTGAGTTTCTAATTCTGATTCAGAAACACCTGAAAAGAAATTTATAATTGCATCTTTATTTGAAGATATTAAACCAATAACTAAAGATAAACCTAATACTATACCCATTGGTCCCATAATAGCTGAACCCATAGATTCTAAAGCACCACCAACTGAACCTGTTTGTGTTACCATTCTTGCCATTGCATTACCAAATCCCACTAATCCATTTGTACCTGCTTGCATTGAACCACTAGCAAATTCTCTAGTAATACTGTCTAATTTAGTCATTGCTCTAAATGAACTTGTTGCAGGAACATTTAGTTTTTCCTCAATAGCATTACCTGTTTTTTGTGTTTGTTGTTCTAACTCTGCTAATCTATCTTTAGCAGCACCTACCATTTTTTCAAAAGAATTAAATACCGCAGGAGATTTAGTATTCTCCATTGCCGTAGTCCATTTATCTATTTGGTCTTGCAGTTTTTTAATTTCACCAACTGCCTGGTCAACGTTAAATGTAATTGAACCCTGAAAATTATTACTACCTAGTGCCATAATTAAATTAATTTATTCCGTATAAAGCCAAAGTTCGTGATAATTCTTCACTTGATAGCATCACTTCCTCAACTTCGACTTCTGATTCATCTAATTGAGGCATTGACCAAAATGCATTTATAGATTTAGGATGACTTTCCGTAGTATTACTTAGGTATATAATATAGGCGAGGTTTCTAGTCCTCGCCCATTCATTTAATTCTTTCCTTTCGGTTCCTAAAATAATAATACTAAAATCCTTCCAAGTTAAATCCCAAAATTCACTCGGTCTTATTCCACATTCAGCAGCCTTAACTAAAATATCATCCCAAGTTAGCTTTTTGAGGCTTTTTTTTTCTCGTTTTCTTTCGGTCCACTAACATCAATGTTAATAGTTGATAAAATATATTTAAAATATTCTATCAAATGACCTTCAGAACGATATACTGAACCTATTTCATCAATCCATTCGCATACATCAGCTTCATCATAAATAATTGCTTCTTTTTTAGACATACAAGCTGCCTTGTAACCTATATAAAAGATATTAATTACTTTATCTATATCCTTTTGAACCGATGTTAACGTTTCAAAATATTGCTCTAAAGAAATATCGTACGCTTTGCAGAACTCACGCATCGCCCAAGTTCCCCATTTTAAATGGATTGTTTTGTTGTTTAGTTTTAATTCGTACATAGTTGTTGTTGTTTTTTATTATGTAGTTTTAGTTTGTGTTAATGGAGGATTTACTACTTCAAAAGTTGCAGTAAATTTCACATCTTCTTTATCAGGAGCGTTTAAATCCCAATTAGAAATAAAAACTAAATCAGTTGCAGTTCCACCATAAACAATATTACCACTTGCAGGAGAAGATGGTCCCATTTTAATAGCAAATTTAGTTTTTGCTACGTGTAATGAATAAAGCAAATCGTAAGAATCCTTGCTTGGAGTTCCTGTTTGGTCGATTGCTAAACCTTCTGCTTTAATTGTTTGTTTAAAGTTAGGTCCTGGTTCGTAATCATCTCCACATTTAGAAGATGCATCAATTACGTTGTTTTGAGATGTGATTGAGTTTGATGTTAAACAAGCTACCACAGAATATGTGCCACTATTAGTTGCATCTGCGAATAACAAGTAACTTCTTGCTGATACTTTACTTTCTGCCATTTTATTAGATTTGAGTTATTATTAATTTATATGTTATTATCGTTCTAAAAACGTTATCCATTGGATTTAATGCATCTAAATTTTTAACACCATCAACAAATAATTGCGAAGCATCCCATCCGCTTGGCAAAGTTATTTTAGTGTCAGAATTTATAACATTTAATATCAAATTAGATATTGCTTCCGAACGCTTAAAGCCAAAGTTAGCACTTTTTGTAACAATGTCCACCATCAAGGTCATATTATTTGTATAACCGCTTTTCCCCTTATCCTGGACCGATGTTCTACCGCTTAAAATGATATATTCATTTCCCCCTGTTGTTGGTGCCATTCCATCATAAACACCTATTCCTGTGGCAGTATTAATAGTATTTATAAACCATTTTTTTATTTCTATATTAGGATTTACCATCTGCATAATTTTTTATGTTTTTAGTTAAATTAGGAATTTCACTTTCAAATGCAGGGAATAACCAAGGATGTGGATTTAAACCTCTATTTAATATTGAAATTGCTATTGCCCAAGCTACTTTTAAATTTTCATCTTGTTGTTTTGACTTTCCTCCTGTTCTTTTTCTAGTTTTTACGCTATAAGTACCTGCTAATCCTTTTTTTTGAACCCACATAACTAAAGCCTTTATAAATTCTGCCATTGAACCCCCTTGTACTCCTTGAAAAGTTGAAGCATAATCTTCATATCCTCTTGTACTTACTTTACCTCCCGTTCCAAATTCAATAAAAGCACCATAATAAAATGGAGTTCCAACATACATAATAATATTGCCTTCATTTTCTTCTACTCCACTATTTACTGATTGTGCCAATGTTCCCATATTTTTAGGAGCATTTTGTTTAGCTAAAGTTTCTATATTTTTAGCAGATTCATTTAAAATTTGAGTTACATCTTCCTTTAAAGTTTTTCTTGCATCACCTAATTTCTTTAAAGTATCTTGTAAACCTGTAAATTTAAAAGTGTATGAACTAGCCATAAAAATTAATTTCTAAAAATCTATGAGCATTATCTACATCGTTAATAGATTGGATTGTATACATTTTACCTTCAACAAATATTTGATATTCCTCATTAATAATCGTTCCGTAACGAATATAAAGTTTAGCATCCTGGTAATATGTCTTTTCATCCTCTAATAAAGTTCTAATACTTCTTGCAGGTCTAAAATCTCCCCATACTGTCTCTTGCAATTGAAATGTAGTTGTATATCCACCTTCGCCATCAGTTACCGTTGTTGGAGCATATAAATCCGCTCTACGGGTCATTGTAGATGAATTAACGTCATTTCCTTTTTTATTTCCTATATACATATTATAAAATTGGACTTGTTCTTGTATATCTTTGACACGCTCTCCAAGATTTAGGGCAAATACCTGATGTATCATATCTTTCTATATCAGCACCCCTATTCTCGTAATCGTAGTCTATTTGGTCAAGAATGGCTATTTTAAGGTCTTTAGGGACAGGATTGTAAGCACTCGTGTATGTAGCCTTCAAATTCGCCCAAGTTGGATATCTGAGGCTAGGATAATGTTCTCCGACTAAGCTATAATTAGCAGCCACTATTTCAGTTCCTATGTTATTATCGTATAATTTAAAGGTTGTTTTATCCATTGGTCCCCAAGGCATTTCAATTCCGCCTGTTGGATTATTAAAATATACAGTTACATTCTTGGAAGTTAAACATAAACCTGTGGCTTTTTCAATAGCTTCTCTTGCCTGAGTTATTAAGTCGGTAATCAAAGCATCATCTGCGGTTGTAGATACACGAGAATAGTTTTTAGCTTCTGCAAGTGTTACAGGTTCGGTTATAGTTCCATTATCCACTAATGAATAATCAATTAAATAATTATAGAATGACATATTCTTTTTTTACAAATTTACAATAATAATAATAAAAAACCCCCACCTTTTAAAGTGAGGGTTATTTATATATCTAACTAAAAGAATTATTAGTTCAATGTAGCATAGATTGCTGAACCTGGCAACATTAAGTTGATTGCCTCGTAACACTCGATACGAGCAGTTACTAAGTTTCTTTGGAAGTTATCGCTATCCTCATAAGAGAACTCGATTGCAATTCCTTCAACTTCTACACGCTCGATATAGTCAGCATCAATTACTAATGCTTTGTTATCAGCTACCCAAGTTGCAGAAACAACAGGAACACCCCAAATTGTGATGTCTCCACCTGTTCCAATTTGTACGCTACCTGAACCAACATAGTAACCACTATTGATAGTATCAATTAAGATACGAGATTGTTGAGCAGGAGATACTAAAATGAAAGAAGGATTGAAGTTTGCAGTCTTTTGGTTTGCGATTAACTCTACTAATTGCTTTAAGTCAACTGTTTGTGTCATTGTAGTAACACCTGTTGCAGCAGCAGAAACAGTTCCAAAGAAAGAAGCGTTTTCAGCCTTAAAGAAATCTCTTTGTAACATTCTAGGCAAAGATTGACTTAAGAATGGTAAAGATTTCATCATTTGCTTAGAGAAACGAGAGAAACCAGCGATGTAAGAGTTTACAATCTTAGTTTCAGTTAAGCTATAATCGTTTGCACCTTTAGGGTTGCCTTCAGTTTGAGAAGCAATGTTATTAGTTTCTCCTGTGTTTTCCTTGTAGAAAGTGTAAAGACCGCTTTCGCTTCTTACAGTTGGTACTAAATCACGGAAGTTAACTAATTGAGCAGGTTGTAACGCTTGACGTAAAGAGTAAGTAGTTACAGGGTTTCCTGTTACGTTACCGCTAATAGTCATAGTTTTAGCCTCAGGCATTTCTAAACGGAACTTACCACCTTTCTTTAAAGTGTTTTCCATTTCGTCTAAACGACCTTCCATTTTCTCAACTACTAATTCATCGAAGTATTTTACTTCTTTTGCTTCGCTAGTTTTTTTAGCTGCGAATGCTTGGTCGATTTGCTTTTGCATTTCGTCCTTTACTACTGATACAGTAGATTTTACCTCATCGATTTGGTTAGCAAAACCTTTTACGTTTTCTGCCATCTCTTTGATTAAGTCTAAATTTTCCATTTTTACTTTTTAAATAGATTATTAAATTGTTTAATTGCTTTGATAATCTCGGCATACTCATTTTTCTCTTGTTGTATCGGCTCGACTGCATTTGCGGGTTGAGTGATATCTAACTCTAATAAGTCAGCTTGGATTTTCTTTATTTGAATCTCCATTAAAGCAAATGTATCGTCTGTGAAACGACCATTTCTAAATGCTTTTAAGAGTTTTTCAAGTCTATTGTTTAAATCTTCTTTTGATTGACTTTTTACACTTATAGTTGGAGTTTCAGGATTTGCACCCCATAATACCGCACTACCTTCATAAAGTTTAACTTCTTTAATAAGTCTAACTTGTTTAGAATCATCTTGCCAATCTTGTTTCATTGTGCTAAATCCTATTGAATGCTGATTGATTAAACCTGCTTCATACATCTTTAGCATATCTGTTCCTTTATCAGTTCCCACTATGGGAGTTATTGCCACCAACATATCACCTTCTACATATAATTGTTCAGGCTTTCCGATTACATTGTTCATATCGGCTTTGTGGTCAACTAAAGACCAAACCAAATTTTTACCTGATGGTCCTCTCTCCATTAATGTTTTAGTAAATGCTTCGGGAACAATAATATCATTATCTAAATCCACATTGTTCATCCTTGACCAAACGGCTTTTACTCGTCTTGTCGAAGTATCTACATCCATTATGCCATCGCTAATATCTTTTGCTTGAAACTGTTTCATCATTGACAAAGTTATATATTTTATTGTAATGCATTTGCTATCAAAGAATAAATGTCGTTATTATTTCCATCATTTAATAATCTCCAAATAACCCCTGCGTTTCCTTTTGGTTGTTGGTCATTATATGATATATAATTTCCATTCGCATCTTTTAATGTTTTATATCCTATCGTACATCTACAATTGCAAGTATTCCCTGGTTGTGCCATTGGGTCTCCAGGATATTGCATCATATCCGTTCCTTCTTCAGAATAAACACTAAAATATTCATCAATAAGTACTTCTACTCCATTCATATCCCAATGGTCATATTTACTTGGCGGAATACGTCTAGTTCTATTATCTAAAGTTGAAATCCAAATTTTATTTGTTTTTAATCCTGTGCTAATTGCTCCAACCATTGAACCTGCGTTCATTGCTCTAGCTAATTCAGTCCTAGCTATTAATTCTGCTCTATAATTTGTTATACCTGCGGTTTCTAAATCGCTAATTATTTGAGACATTGTTTTGCCTTCTTTTACTCCATTTTCCAAAAACCTTTTTATTTGGTCTTTAGTAGTTTGAGTAATATCATTAACTAATTTATTCAACCCAGTCATTTCTAAAAAACGAATTATAACATTACCAACTAAATCTAAAAATGAACCACTTTTTACCTCTGTTGGGAAATTGCTTTTTAACCCTACTTTAATGCTTTTATGGGCATTTTCTGCCATTTTAGTACCATAAGTAAGGTGAAGCGAATAAAGTGTCTTTTTGAGGTCTTTACTGCTTATTGCATTCAAATCCTGTGTACGACAAAACGTATCCACCTGCTTTTGTAGTTCTTTTTTGAACTGAGGTGAATACGCTTTTAAACCTTGATTATACAATTTCTTGTATTGGCTCATTATTTATTCAATGATAATAAATAGATTGTTTCTGCAAATAAAGTAGCAATTTCATCTACTTGATTTTGAATCCAAGTTTCTTGATAAATTGTATTTCTATCTTCTTGTATTTCAGCATAACAGGCTTGAAAATATCCCATTACTTGTTCAGGATTTTGATAATCCACAGGTTGCATAATAGCATATCCAATAGGTCTGCCATAAATACCTGATACACTTTCAACTAAACCATCAGTTAAATCTAAGATTCCATCATAAAATTTATTTAAGGCTTTATGCATTGAATAAACATTTGTTTGATGATGCCATACAACTGATTGGTCAAATGCAGATTTTAAATAACTTACAAAGTCTGCAAAATTATCTTGTGGAGTTCCTTCGCCAACTTCATCAGATGGCTCAATAGCTTCAATTGGCTCTTGCATTTCTACATCACTAAAAGCCTTTGCAGTTTTAATTTTAGATTGTACTTTAAATTGTGCTTCTAATTGATTGATTTGATTTTCAAAATCTTTTATGTTTTTCATTATTTATTATTTAAAAGGTCATTAATATTTTTAGGTAATTCTATTGGCTGAAATGCATCCGTAGGTTGTAAGCTAGAAGGGATATAAAGTTTCTCTAATTCTGCTTGGTCAACATAATCAGGAATTTGCATACCCATTGCTTCATACTTTTGTTTTGGAGTTAACCACCACGCTTGATTTAACCAAGCTACTTGTTCTGCTTTGTTTGCTTCTAATTCTTTGTAAACACAAATATCATAATCGATAAATATATCTCTTTGATTTGCATATCCCCAATCAGTATGAAGTTTTTTATTTAAGTCGTCTCTTATTTCGTTAAGTAAAGGAATAGCACAACGTAAAGTTAAAGCCTTCTCACCTTCAGCTTGATTGTTATAAGTTTTATTAGCAGAATCGTTTAATAATTGACTAGGAACTCCGTAAATGTTACAAAGAGAAACCATATCCCATTTCTCACTTTCTAATATTCCTAATTCAACAGGTGATAAACCTATTTCTTTCCAATCCACTTTATAACCACTAACCGCAATTTGATTAAAGTTAGCAGAGCCACCTTTTTCACTTACTGATTTCTTTAATGCCTGTGCTTGTTGTCCTCCGCTTATTGGGTCGAATCTATCATCATTCATAAATAGAACTCCAGCAGGACCACCATTTTGGAACGCTGAAACTGCTGCGGTTTTCGCTTCGTTTGAACGTGTTAAAGTTCGTGATGCAGCTTTTAGTGGAGATTGACCATATAATTGATTGCCCGTTATATTCCATTGTGGATTAAAGTATTTATCGTGTAAAATTTCCTCTTTTTTAAATGACCAAAGTTTACCATAATAAAGCTGATAACCTGCAACCTGTGGAGGAAATACCTCAACGTTTGCAATGATAGCCATATATTGAGCAGGAAGTACGTTAATGCTTAAAGGCTTTCCTTGGTTTGCACCTGCCTCAATTAATCTTCCATAAACAAATGAATTACCTGTAACTAATTTAAAAGCACACCATTGCTCAACCACATCTGCCCAAGAATCAGTATCGTTTGGATGCTCTAATAAATCGGTTAATCTTGCATCTCCCGTATAAATTTCAAAAGCCTTTGTCTTTAAGGCTTCTATTTCTTTCCAATTTTCAATCTTTTCAGGTTGGCTCATTAAAGATTTATATTTCTTTGCAGATGCTTGGTCTATAACCCTGTAAACTCCAAATGGAGCAATTCTAGCTTTATCGGTAATAAGTTTAACGATTGAATAAACAATATCATTAGCAGCATATCCATCATTAACAAAACTTTGTGCGTCTGCTCCTTGCCAAGTAACTATCCCACGATTAATTGAAACGGTTGAACCTAAAGGACCTGTCATTGGTAGAACCGATTGAATAGGTTTTGCTCCTATAAGTTTCTTTATAGAGAAATTATCCCAAATGCCCATAAATGTATAATTTAGTCAAAGTTAGTTATTTTATGCTAATAAACACTCACTTGAAATTTTGGTGTATATTCAAAAATCATACGCATTGCCAATGTATCGCTAAAATCGGGTGAACGACCTATCGATGCTTTTACTTTATCCTTTGATATTATGCCTTTCTTTTGGTCGTTGTCAACCGCCTTTTGTTTCACTTGTTCTAGTTCCTCAATAATCATTTGCTTCTGCTTTCCGTCAGCATTTATGTAAAGTTTATTATCGTTTATTATATCTGCTAACTTGTAATAACATTGCGATTTAAGATTATCAAAGTTTTCCTTTGCCCTTGTTACAGGGTTTTCTAATGGAGAACTATTATTAACAAAGTTTCTGCAACCCCTAAGAATGTCGGCAACTCCGCCACCTACTCCATCAGAATCCACTACGATATGGCTTGTTGGCACCTGGTGTTCTTGTTGTAGTTTCTTTATGATTTCAGCGACTTCCACAACTGATTTACCATTGTACTGAAACAGTTTAACACGATAGCCATTCCATAACCCAATGACAGTGCTATCGCTACCGAAACGAGCAACATCGCAAGAAATATAAAGTGGACCACTAGGTAGATAATCGCTAGTAAAGCAATCAAGTATTTTTTCATAATCTATAAGTTGAGCAGGGTCGGATAAATATTCCCAATTACCAAATAACAATCTCTCTTTGCTTACTTTGTCTAATGTCAAAAGGTTTTCTTTGTAATGCTTTGATATAAATGGGTTATCATCTATTAACGAACTAATAAAGCGTTTATTGTGTGATATTGTTCCGTCTTGTTGAGGCTTATAAAACTCCGAGTACGTCCAATTCTTTGCAGGGTTGCACGTATAAAGTATTTTAGGCACTAAGTCGTTTTGGTCCAACTGAAATCTTATCCTTGATTTAATAATATTTCTCGCCTTATCATCTACCTGATTGGCTTCATCTATAAACGCATCGGTTATCTCTAACGAACCTAATTCATCAAAATTTGGGTCGCTAGGATAATAATAAAGGTCCTTTAATAGAATTGTTGAGCCGTTAAAGAACTCTATTCGGCTCATTTGCCCGTTGTATTTATAATGTTTTCCTGCATCTAATCCTTGCAGTTTAGCAACCTGGAAGAATGAAACTAAAGTAGTTTCTTTAAGTGTTTTGAGGACCGCACGACCTAATAATCCACGAGTATTTGGGTATTTTAAGCGTTGCTTTAGTTGCCAATAACAACCCAAGGCGGTTTTACCACCACCTGCTCCGCCACCGAATAGTATTTCGCTTGTTGTTTTATCCTCGAGTAAATCGAGTGCTAAAGTTTGTTTAATGGATAATTCCATAATAAGATACCATTTTTAAGGACACCATTGGCTATGCATAACCTAAATGGTTTTAAATGGTCAAACCTATATAGATGGGTTATTTTGAACGTATGTTTTCTTTTCCTCCCAATTAATTGTCATTCCTCCGCTTATTTCTACTTCAGTAGATTGTTTTGCTCTGCCTTCTAGTCTATCAAGAATTTCCTTATATGCTTTATCATCTCCCTTTAAAGCCTTATTAACTTGTTGCATATCCATTAATTCAAGTAAAGTATATTCCTCCTCAATTCCCGTAATTGGGTTTTTCTTTTTTTGTACTAATGAAAGCAAACGCAAAAGTCTTGTTTTGGAGTTTTCTACTCCTTTAGGTCTGCCTGGTCCTCCAGGATTACCTTTTTCGAACGGTTTTAAGTTATCTATTCCTGCCACGATTTTATCACGTTTTTTACAAAGATACACCACAATTAGGGCAAATCTTACCGCCCTTTGTATTATCTATGTTTTTAGGTTCATCAATAGTTGGTATTAAGAAGTCAACACTAACACCCCAATCGTCTAAATCTTCCAATTCCCAATTATCATTTGCTAATGCATCCATATCAAATTCTCCATAATGAGTATTATCGATAATAAGCAATTTCTTTTTCTTTTTCTCGCTTAAGTTACTCATTACTATAACAGGCACGTCTTGAATGCCTAATTGAATACAAGCTCTATATCTTTGATGCCCACCCAAAATGACATTATTTTCATCTAATATAATAGGCTTTGCTTGTAACAAATCAGGGTCTTGCTCGATTGATTTAATTAATTTGTCAAAGTCGTTTTTATTAATCTTACGAGGATTGTTTGGATTCGGTTTGATTTGTGTTATTAGCATCTTCCTTGGCGATTATATTGTTTAACTGCTTTATCTTTTGGTCCGCTTGTTTTTTTGTATTTACCGCATTTCCTTTTGCCAAAAGAAACTTTATTTGCACTACTTATTTTAGCCATTATTTATATTTTTCTATTATTTCGTTTAATTCAGTTCTGCTCCATTTTTTTATTAGCCTATGTTGTTGCTCCAACTCCATTACTTTACGTTCTCCGACCTTATCTATTAAGTTCCTGCGGTAGCCTATTAAATGAAATTGGTCAAAACCATTACAACTTTTGCACTCTCCGTTTACGTTATATTCATCAAAGCGTAAAGCTGAACTTCCCTTAACAGGAACATAATGTCCTGCATCCATAACTGAAACATCCTTGGTTTGTCCGCAACTTATACAAGTAAAATAACCATCTTGGCTATCTCTTTGTCTTATATAAGCATTAAAGACTTTTTGAGTCTTTGCAGTTAATTTTGGGATTGTTATTAATGCCATATTGCAAAATTAGGTTATTTATGAACACGGAAGCAGACTTTGCGACCATTTACCTCAAATCTTTTCTTTTGTAATGGATTTAATCCTTGCCTTATTCCGTATTCGCTTAATCCTGTTGCTCTCTTTGCATAAGCTATCGACTTAAATATTGTTTCTTGTTTTGTTTCTATATCTACCATTTTTATTGGTCTGCTATTCTCTAATCCTTTTACTTCATTCATAAATTCCTTTCAATTATTCTTTTTATTAATTCTTTTACTATTTCCCAAACTAAAATGATTATTAAAATATTCATACTATTTGTTTTTATGATGTTGCCACCTAGAACCTAAATTGTTTTGTTTTGCCAATCTATAAACTTGTCTTTCACTTAATCTTAATTCAATTACTATATCCGTTATAGTTGGATATTTAACGGTATTTACCCATCTCTTTTTTACTTCGTTTATATAAAGATTCTCTAGGCATAAATCTTCTCCCTTATATTCTATATTGGGATATTTCTTACAAATATGTTGGTATAATTTGTTGCTCATAGTTTAAAAATACCCCTACCGTTGTAACTAACACCCTTTATTTTGTTAATAATAATTTGGCAGGGGTAATGTATTATTTTGTTTTTAGATATTGTTGCATTGCGTTTCGATTCGCTTCTTTGTCTAAATCTTGACTACTTCTGTTGCTATCGCCCATCGCTTTAAATTGTGCGTGTGCTTCCTCTTTTCCGTTTATATAAGATAAATGCCTTTCCTCCCTATATTTCTCTAGCATCTCAAAGAATGTAGGCATATCCATTCGGTCATAAACTTTGCCGTATTTAAACTTTGGTAAACCATCTAAGAATAAAAGAATATCCTGGATAGCTAATTGGTCCTGTTCTGCTTCATCAATAATTGCATAAGATAAATCAGCTACCTGTTCAGGATTCATTCCTACCCTTAAATTAAAGTTATTTAATGCTCTTGTAATTGATTTACTTAATACTGCGGCTATTTTATCCTTACCGTACATTGTAACCAATGCAGGTAATCTTTCGCTTAATGGGACCAATTCAATCACCTTTAACGGTAATACTTCTCCTTTGTATTTATAACGACATAATTCATTATGAACTCCTCCATTATTGCCACTCACGATTGCGTTTAATAAAGGCTTCGTGTAACTGTTTGTCGGTAATTTTTGGGCTAATTCTTGTTTGCGTTGTGTTGTTAGTTCGTTTGATAATTTCATCATTAAATGATTTTTGATTCAAATATGTAGTTGGGTGTTTTCTAAATGATTTATCAGGTGTTGATTCAACATAGGCTTGAACGGAACGTAAAGCTAAATCTTTTTCTTGTTCATTTAACTTATTCCACGATTTTTTTGCTTTATCTTTTGAT